CGGTAGTGGGCCATGCAGCCGATACCGCTAGGGTTGTATGAAGAAACGGGCCGCCCCCCCTCTTTCGAGGGTATTATTTCTCCCGTCCAGACACATACACTCCTACGTCATCACCCAAGTTGGCCTTGGGGAAGACCGGGTTTCGCGAATCAAACCAAGCCTCAAGCTCCAGTTGCTCAGACACTGATATTTTAAACGCCTGCTCGAAGGACGCCCTGGCCTCGATGCCGATCTGAATCGGGCCCTTGGCGTGGTATTCCTTCTTTGCGCGAAAGCTCAAATCGTCCTCCAATTTGATCTTCTTATCGGAGGCACGGCGCAAGTACATGGCGTATGCCTGCAATACTGGCACACCTAGGTTCAGCGAGAGTTCGCAATCCCCGATCGCTCGCAGTAGTTTCGGATAAACTGCGAGTGGGTAATTGACAACCGTACATGCATCTTTACTTACGGCGCGGTCGGGGTAGCGCACGAACCGCCAACCCCAATGGGTCAATACTGGATGCGATTGACAAAACTCGATGTCTTCAAACACGGTGGTTACTTTCAACTTGGGTTGCATGCCCAAATTTTCGCGGATAAATTCGCCACCATCCAGTTTGCCCAAATCGGATCGCTCGATAAAGGCGAGGGAATCATCCCCGTCGACTATGAGCGAGTATTTTGCGATGCCAAGATGGTCCATCCAGGCATCAAGCATGGCCCAGGTCAGGTGGCTGTTACCACCGCCGGTGTCTTGATCACCGCTCATCCTGGATCCACGCGACTTGTAACGGCATCCCCTGCAAGCAAATCCAGTGTTGTTAATCTGGAAATGCTGAATATAAGCGAGATGACGGGGGTTCCCAAAGGATTTCTGAACGTGGCGATGGCAAGCGCGTAAATGGTCAACACCGACATGACCGTCAAACCGGCTCATGTCCAGCTCGAGAGCAACTGGGTCTGTAAAGCATTCCCACTTGTCACGTGCGAGCTGTGCGCGTTGATGGTTATTTAAACCCTTAACTATAACGCGTTTCCCATCGCGACCACGAGCATTATATAATGCTTGTTCATAGGGATGATAATAACGGGCGTACTCGAGGTTGAAACGAGTGGAACGAAATTGTATTCCACGTGGATCTTTAGTCTCAACCTCATCAGCATCAACCTTTTCAGCCTTCACGAACATATGTACAATGGCATCTTTAGGGTTGAGTGCGTTACGCCGGAGAGAATCATATGCTTGTTGGTACTTCTTTCTACGAGCGCCAGTACGATGGGCAATTACATACTCATAACTACAGGGAACTAGTGACCCGATTTCGGTGTCAATGGCGCTTAATGCGCGCTCTAGCCCTGATAGCCCAACTGGCGTGATGTGACAAGATGTATCATCAAACATATGCCTATTAGTGAGGGAAACAAGTTGATTGCAACTACAATTATCCCATACACCGTATTCTCGCTTGAGGGACTCGGGAATATCTACAATTCGGACTAATTTACGGCTGGGAGGGTGCCCGTAATAGTCGGCCCGAAGCTCCGTGCTGCAGCCGTCGCGCATAGCTTTTAACGGTTGTCTTGAAAGACAACTTGCAACACGGATACCCGGGCGCCGTTAATCGGTGTGTGGCAACTGGGGCAACATTCTCGTCTTATTGAAGAATGGAAGCCAGGATAACAGCCCCTTCTTGCCCACACGCCCGTCAACCACCAATTGGGTGGCGCGATAAACCAGCTCGCCCATGTCGTCTGGTTTCAAATGCTCGCGTGCCGCCTGCTCCCCTTTCACAGGTGGGAACGCAGCTCCAATGGACCGGGCAACCATTTCTGGCACTTCCATGGGGTCCATACCGGTAAGGTCGTAGTCCTTAAGAAACCGCTCTGCCTCACGTTTGAGGGTGGCCCACAGTTCCTTCGTGCGCGGAAGGTACATCGCTTTTAGTTGTAGATAAGCTGTTAATTCGCGATCTACCTTCAGACCTTTAGCCCGCGCTTCGAGTCGTTCGTCTCGATTCATCAACTTGGCCTGAACCCAAGTTCGATGAGGGTTAGCCGGTGGCAAATCAACCACATCTGGATGAAGTGGTGCTGCCATACGCGGCAACCCGATAGCATCCACAGCTTGCACAGGCCAACGTGGCATGTGCTTGGTGGGAGTGTCTGCAGTCAAATCGAGCGCGTCCATGGCGGCGCATGGTATTTCGCCAGGACACTTTTCACGTTCGGGTTTTACAGGCTGCGCCCAAGTTGTAAAATCGAGTGCGCCTGTGGGCAGGCAATCACCACAAGGTTGCCACCCAAAGTTAGGGTTGTTG